GCCGCGCCGAAGTGGACAGACGTATCACCGTTTGCGGGACCAGTACCGGCAATCGTAATTCCAAACGATGATTTATTACCAATCGAGACTAAGATAGAGTTACCAAGGGTATCTTGCTCTCCACCGGGGAACTTGGCAATAAAGTTATTACCTGAAAAATCTGTTTTTCCGTTGTAGTCATCTCTATTTTTAATTAAAAGACCACCACTGTTTCCTGCGTTTTTAGCGTCGGAATCGACAACACGAACAACTTGCAGGTTCGCACCGTAATTCAAAAAGTTTGCGGCAGAAAACCAGTGGTCTTTGTTATTGTCGTCTGGGTCGCCAAAGATTTCTTTCAAATTGTTTGTGCTTGAAACTGTAATTCTTTGGTCTACTGGTCCCCAGTTAAAGAAACCAGCGAAGCCTGCGTTTGTTGTAGAAACGGCAGGAATGATGTTTGTAAGGTCAACTTCGTTTACGTCAACACCGGGGCTTACTTGAAATGCCATAGATATCTCCTTGGTACAATTTATCTATCAAAAATTATGATTTTGGCTGTCATCATCTATAACTTTCCAAGTGGTTCCATCTCCATCTTGAAATTCTAGGTCGAGTCCTACGTCAATAAACCCAAAGGGCATGAGTTCCTCTTCCATTTTCTCAATCTTCTCTCGGTAGAGTTTGTCACGAATATTTATGTCCGTCAAATCTTTGAAATAAGGCTGGGTGGATGTCCAAGCGAAAAGCACAAGTGTCATCACCAAGTCATCGTGGTGTCCGGTTTCTGCCTCATACGAACCTTTTTTAGCAACAAAGGCAGAAAGTTCATTGATAATATCATAGTCCTCAATCAATAGTTTATCCTGCTCAATCATTTCTTTGAGCATCGTGCATCCGACACGCTTCACCTTGGGACTCATGCGAACACCCTGCTGAACTTGATAGTTGCCGAAGCCACCATCCATTACTTGTCCTTTTCGCCCACGCACCGTGGTAACCAATAGATTTTCATATTCCATCTCATTGTGCATAATGTCAACAATCTCTTGCCCGATGTCATTCACCTCAGTAAGAATGTAGGCATTGTTGTAGCGTGTTCCCATCGCGTACAAAAGGTTTGGCAACAGGAAAGGTGCGATTTGATTATTTTTATATTGTGCGACCACCTTGTATGGAGCCTCTGTAATATCAATAACTGTGACCGCGTGGTAGTCCAACTCTTGTCCGCGAGCCACATCCACACCCATGAAATACTGGTGTCCCTCAATCGGCTCATGGTAGACCTTCAAGCCGTCCTCACGCTCTTGCAGCGGTCGGCGATAGTGCATAGCCTTGATTTTTGAAGGGGCTACAAGCGTCGAGATAGAGCCTAGAAACTCACATTCAAATTCTGCCCGAAACTGGGCTTCCGATGTGTTTCGGATTGTTTCTTTTTTCCATTTATCGTCACGACCCGGAACCTCAGACCAGTGAACCTCAATCGGAGTGTACGAGTTATTGCCCTCCTCCGCATCCTTCCAAAGTTTGTAATACATGTTCAACCCTTTGGGCGTGCTGATAATCAAAACTTTTGTTTCTTGACCAGCCGAGATAGTAGGGTAGACCGAACTGAAGAACTCGTCGGCAACATTCTCAGGGACGAACGCAAATTCATCAAGAAAAATCATATTGAAAGAACCACCCCGAACGGCAGATGAAGAAGTTGAAGATGCAAGAATCTTTGACCCGTTTTCTAAAATGATTGAACCTTTGTTCCATTCTACGACACCTTGCTGAAGCCATTTTGGCAGATGTTCATATGCCAACTTCAGACGGCTCAACAACTCGCGGGCAGTCGCAAGTTTGTTGGCTAGAATTGCAACATTCTTTTGAGAATTGAACAAAACATAGTGAAGCAAATATGAAATAACAATTGTTGACTTGCCGGACTGGCGGGGCAGTTTCGCAATCACGAAGCGGTCGTTGTGCATCTTGTCGATCATATTTTTTTGATAATCGTATGGCTGAAACTGCACAAGCCCCTCGTCAAGAGAAACGATCTTGACAAAGTTTTCAATAAAATACATGGGGTCTGCCACGCACTTTGCATATTCTTCGATTTGTTCTTTTGTAAATTCAGTCTGTACGCCAGCGGCTTTCAGATTGATATTGCCAAGATAGGACTCGGCATCATGCTTCTCGGTCATTCCTAATCTTCTTCACTTTCTTCGCAGGAAGTTGTTTTGCAATCATATCCTGTAGTTCTTTTGTAGACCCAACAAAGAAGGCATTGTTCGTGACCTGTTTCTTTGTTTCGTCTTTTTCAATATCTTTCATTTGTTTATGAACATCAAGTAATTCTTTGTTGGCTTCTGTCGCCGTTTTGAGAAGTTGCGACACGACCTCGTAGGCTCTTGGGCTGTCGCTTTCGGCTGCAACTTTCAAAATTCCTTCGATGGCAACTTTACTATTATCAATTACATCTTTTAGATTTTCACGCACTTCGCCATAGTCTTTTCGTTGGTCCATCTTTTTGCGGTCGGGAAACTTGGAAAGGTCAACCTTGACAGGCTCACGGCGAACGATGTCGGCATCCACCACTTCGGGTGTCGTTTTCCGCACCTCTGTAGGCTCTATGTTCAAAGCGTTTTCTAAAGGATTTTCGTTGTTATTGGGCATTTAGTGTTCCCCCTTTGATGTTTAGAGTATTTGGATACTCGAAGATATCTTGGGTGATTCCGGCAATTGGTGGAAGTGAATCAGCACCAGAGGGTCCAGTGACATCTGTGATGATACGAAATGCTGCTGACGTTGGACCAGTGACTCCACCAGTTGGTCCGGTGTTGAAGAATGCGTTGAACGCTGTAACGTCTGTTCGCTTGATAAACTTTTGTGTTTTGACTGGTGAAAACACATAAGTTAACGCGGTAAACTCAAGATTAAATATGACTGAGCGTTGTGTAGATGTATCGCCCTCGTAGTCGATTTCAGGTGTCACAGAATTCAAAATAATTGGAACATCAATTTTTGTGTTGATGTCAGAAAAATTAAGTGTAACCGTGAACTCTGGAGTAAAGTATGGAACGATTTGCTCGACGATTTGCAAAGCATCGTCCATTGTTCTTGAAACAATTGACAAGGAAAAACCCACCGTATACGGAACTTCGGCAAACTGAGTGTCAACCTCGCCACTCGATGTTTTTTGTTTATATCTTTTGTAAATGGTGTTTCTTTTTCTAGTCGAATCAAAATTAATATTATTGATGTTAAAACCCATCCGAGGTAAAATTGACGCGATACCGGCTCTTGTTGATTCGCCGCTACGACCACCATCTACTTGACCTTTTGTATTTGGATATTCATCAAGCATCCGAATAAATTTTTCTTTAGAAGAATACGAAATCGGAACCATAAATTTTTTGATAGTGTTTCCAGCACTGTCTCTACGTTGAACAAAAATTTCATCGAACAACGAGCCGAAAGCAACAACGGTCTTACGAATAGCCTCATTATAATAAGTTGTAAACATTAAAGGTCACCCTCCGAAAACGGGTCAGTATCCGTAAAGTCAATAAAGGAGTTGCCCTCAAGCATGAAGTTTGTATTATCTTCAAATTGCTCTTGGACAAAGAAGTCATTCGTAAATCCAATAGTGTCAATGGAGTACGTTGCACCAGAATTTGCACCAATGATGCTGGCTGCTCCACCGAATGTTCCGCCAATCATCATAACCTCTGCGGTGTCTGTGCTTGTATTCCAGTTAATCACATCGAGAGTCGCACCCGTCGAGCCAAGAGCGTCATACAGGTGTGCGCGTTCACCCTCAATGAATTCACCGCTACCCGAAGAGGTTGTTACAACAATAAGCCTGTTGTTGACATCGCTGGTGGCTCCATCAATCGCACCAAATCCAGTCGTGATGTCTTCCCCAGAGTATTTGAACATCGAACATTTGAGCGTGTAAGAAAAGATTTTACCAAAGTGAAAAAAGTTCTTTTCTCTTTCAACAAAATTAATTTCAAACAAGCCATCGCTCAAAGGAAGATAAATTAAATCGCCTTCTCTCGGATAAGGATATTCTGGAAAAATACTATTGAATCTACTTCGTGAGACTGTCAATTCAATTTCGTCTTTGATGTCCAGACCAAATTGGGTCATCACCTCACCCTCGCCCTCAAAGCCTTCGTAACTATCAAGGTATGCTTCAATTAAAAAACCATCTTTGAAACGTGCGAGTCTGTCCTCACCAAACAAATCGTCTTTGTTGACAACCGCTCTTGGAATGTAAGCAACATCCATACCATGAATTTTGATAACTTCTGTAACAATACTGTCAACCAGAGATTGCTCAGGAGAATTATTAAATTTATTGAAGTATGGATTTACTGGCATGATTATCCCGTGAAGAAGTCAGGTGGTAATTCGTATTTGTCTTGTAATGTTTCCTCAATTTTTTCCATCTCGTCGGTAGCGGATGAAAATAACTGGTCAGCGTTAAACTGAACACCACCGGGAAGACTAATGTTTTGATATTTCATCAGATTCATAGCCCATTGTTTTTTAAATGATGCGGTTACATATCGTTTGAGCAAAATATCATCGTACACCTCAGTGTATGTTTCTGGATTAATAGCGGCATATCCATCAATTACAATAAAATCTCCAGCACTAACAAGTTCTGACCAGTTCATGTCGAGGTACAGTCTATTTGTGACTCGATTAAAACGAATTTGTTTTTCAGGGTCTAACATGTCTGCTAGGAGTGAAATGTACGACTGGGTGATATAATAATTTGTCATATCACCACCATATCGAAGACCGTAGGTATCGTTCAAAGCCATTTGGTAACGAACACTAAACATGTTTGAACCAGCACCGCCTTGGTCAAACTGAAAAACCTTCGTTACAGAAATAAGTTCTTTTGAATCTTCAACTTGAGGATATCCATTTGGTCCAGTGGCTCCGATGGAATCGGTGTCAATAAAACCATTTTGAATATCTGTCTCAGTGATTTCATGTTTATACAAAACACGCTCAACACCATCAAAATGGTATTCGTTGAACATTTGAATTGCATCGTCGAGAGAGTCCTCTAACTGAGAGTCATCGACATTAATCTCGATTACTGGTGCGCCCAGTTTCCTCAGAGCGTACTGTTTTAACTCTTCTCTTGTTGTTGGTTTCGACATCTATCTCGCTCCTTGTCCTTTTATATGTATTGGAACGAGGCTTCCTACGCCTGAGCGACTTTCCCTTTGGCTTGTTTTCTTTCAACTACTAGCCACCGTTAAGACTTGCTATAGATTACAACAGTTCTTCTGGCAAACAGGATTCTGCCTGCTGTGTGGAAAGTACCAGTAGCCGTATTTGAGTTTGACATACCACTTACACACAATCCCAAACATCGATTACTTCCGGGTAAACCTGCACCGGGAAGA